TTTTCTAATTCACTTAATTCTCCTAAACCAATATCAATTGATTGAGATTTTTGTCTTTTATCATTCATAAGTAGCTCTAATCCTCCACCATGATTAACAGTTCCTTTATTATCTATTGTATGTAAATCTATAACAGTTTCACTCATTATAGAGAAATAAGAATATATAATTTTAAGTAATTCGCAATTAAATATATTATTTTTAAATTAAAATATTTATTGTGTTTTAATTATTTTATTTGTAATTAAAAACCAATATCCTTGTAAAAAACAATCTGCTAAATCATCTTTCTTCTTACTAGCTATAAATGAAGCAATATAATTTTCATCAATATTATATTTATTTAATAAGTCTTTTGTGTATTCAATACCTAATTTTTTTCTCTCATTATATGAAGTATTTTTCGATGATGAAAATAGTTTTAATTTGTTAGCAGATGATATAAATTGTATATCAAAAATATTTTTTAATATAAAATATTGTGATATCATTCCTTGAATAGATTTCATTCTTGTAGCAATAGGACTGATTTGGTTTTCAATCAATACTTTATTTATATTATCAAAATTTATTTTATCTAAATTATTTTTAATACTGATTCCGATATCAATCAAATTAATATCATTCGCATTTGTATTTTTATTAATATATTCTAAAAAATTATTATTTATATATTCTTGTATATTTTTAATAATATTTTCCTTATTAGGTGGTATATTATAAGAAACATTATGTTCTTTTGCTAAATCAATTAAATTATTAATTTTGAGTCTATTGTAATTGTTAAATTCGGTTGGTAAATTTTTGTATTCACTTTTAGAACTATGTAATTTACAATAATAATTTGTATGTTTAAAAAATTTCGCAGGTTTATTACAAGGTTTATTATGACTTTTGGTATTATTACAATAGTTACATAAATCAACATTTTCTTCACATAAGTTTATAACTTGCCAAAAGAGTATTTTAAAAATTTTATCATCAATATTTTCAATTATACATAATGCTAAATTTTTAATACCAATATCAATACTTAATACTTTCATTATAATATAAATATTTATAATTTTATATATTTTATAATTTTATATAAAATTATTTATCAAGACAAATAATTTTAAGATAATAAGAATTTCTACTATTGACAACATATACATCAATATTATAGATTTTTAGTAATTATTATTATTATTTAATTAAATAATAAGTTAATATCAATTGCCCTATACCGGTATAACACCATATATAATAATTATTAAGAAAAATTAATTTTTAAAGAGTGTTGGAGCAATAGTTTTATTTTGTAATTCTTCTCTCGATAAATATACGTTTTTAAGGTCAGAATTAAAATAAGTTTCTGGTAAAAAATAATTTTGTATTGGAAAAGTAGATTTTTCAATACATGATTGTTGATTAAATTTGATAATAGCATATGCATTATCAGTTAAATATTTTCTATAGCTCCAGTTATTATTAATATTAGCATTATTTTGTAAATATAAATCCATATTATTTGGTTGTTCCCAAGTAGAAAAATTTCTTCCATCAGACATTAATGGTATATTACTCATAATATATTATTATAATAAATTATTTTTGTAATAATTGTATTAATTCATCTTTTTTATATTTTGCGTTATCAGTAGATTTTACTAAATTTTTTTTGACAGCTAAGTCTCTTAATTCATTTACTTTCAATTTACTATAATTAATAATTTCAGTTAAATCATCATTATTAATGTCGATAATTTTTTTATGATTATCATTGGGTTCATCGTCATCTACAACAATTTTTTCAATATTATTTAGCGATATATCTTCAAGATTTTCTAGAGAGCTAATATCTGATGATGGAAGAATATTATCTTCTTTAACTTCTTCAACTTCTTCAACTTCTTCAATATCGCTAATACTTTTATTATCACTATCACTATCGGTATCACTGTCACTTTCAATATCAGAGCCTTCTTCTAAAAAATTTGAATTTTTTGAATCTATTGTTAATAATTTTATATTATCATTATCTTTAATATCTTCTTTACCTTCATCATCATCATCGTCATCATCATCATCATCATCTGACACGTCAATCTTAGATTCATCTAATTGATTATCTGTATTATAAGTAGTTTCTAAATTAGATTGATGAGGTATAGAATTATTCTGTAATTCTAAGTTATTTAATTTATAAATAAATGTTTGAATAATTTCTCCTTGTTTGACTAATGATTGATCAAGTAAATTAATACGTTGAAGGGAATAATACATAATTAATCCAGACAATAGTAATGTAATTCCTAAAGAAATGATAAATCCACTACCTTCTAATCCAAATAAATTCATCTATACTTAAAATAAAACGAATATATTTTAAATAATATTTTAACGTAATTAAATATTAATCTTTTGTATTATATTTTCAGCGTCTTTAATTACATTGTCAGGATAATTCAATTCTTTTAATACATTGATTCCGCCTTTATAATAAGATATTCCATTAGATAATTTATATGTAAATTTATTATCGATAATATTCATTTTATTATTTATTATATTTTTATGTGAATTAAGTTTTTCACATAATGTAGTAAAATGAGTTGTTAACATAAAATTACAATTTTTATAATTAGTTAAGTAATTTAAATATGAATAAGCACATGATATAGCTTCTGTGGGATTAGTTCCTGAATATAATTCATCAAATATGCAAAAATGACGACCTTGATTAGATTCTATAGAATCAAGGATATATTTACATCTTCTAACTTCTGATTGAAACAAACTATCCCTCTTTGAAGTATCAGGTATATTTATGTAAGAATGAATATAATTATATGGATTAATTATAGCCTTTTTATAAAACCCACAACAAAATTGTTGTGATAAAATAATATTGAATATTGTAGATTTTAGAATTGTAGTTTTTCCTGAAGCATTAGGTCCGGTAATTATAATATTATTTTTTAAATTTATATTATTAGTAATATAATTAGAATCTATACAACAATAATAAGAATTGTAAATTTTAGTTTCTTTATTATTAACAATCTTACAAAAGTTAATTTTTTTATTATTAATATTGTTCTGTATGCATAAAATAGTGTCTTTAAATGAATGTAAATATAAGCAATATTTAATACTAGAAATGTATTCTTCACATTTAAATAATTCATAAAAATATTTCATTTTATGACCCATGGTATGTAGTTCATATATATTGAAGTTATTGAATTTAATAGCATTTAAATTATTGTAAAATAATGTTAAATAATTTTTAATTTCATTATTTTTATCTATAAAGCCTACTAAAGTAGAATTACAATATGAATTAACATTATCAATTAATTCATTATAGTATTTACAAAAATTTTTGAATGTATACAAATAATTATTTATTTTATTAAAATTTTTATAAAATTTCATACATGATAATATATTTTGATATATATTAAAAAAATAAAATACTAAAGAAAAAGTAAAAGCAAATTTTTTATCCCATCCAACATTAGCAAAATTTTTAATAGCATTACCAAGAGGATGATTTTTCATTATAGTAAGTAATATTTCAATATAATTTGCTATAGTTATATAATGACCTTTTAAAAGAATAATAAAAAAAGGAATAAATAGTAAGATAATTGGTATTACAATAGTTATTAGTGGATTAAAAATATTATATAAAGATAAACATTGCAAAAATAAGGAGTTTCTGTTTAAAAATTCAAATATTGGAAAAATTTCCAAGTATTGATATGTATTGGCAAAATTTTTATCTTTATCTGTAATATTATTAATTTCATTTATATCTTTGTAAATATTTTGTATGTTATTAATATCATAATAGTTATTAGTATCAGAATAATTTTTAATAAAGTATTTCATATCATTTAAAAAAGCTGAATTATTACTATAATATTTTGAATATTTATCTAATAAATCTGTATAGAATATATTATTATCTAAATCTGAATTATTAAAAAATTTTCTATATAAAAGATGTTCATATGAATTTGTTATTTCAAGGTCATTTTTAACATTATCATTTAAAGTATATTTATCTTGTATGTAAAATATTGGTAAATTAAAATCAATAAAATTTAAATCAGTATTTTTTGAATTATTATCTATACTCATTAAATATAGATAATAATATTCTGTTAAATTATTAACGTATTATTATTCTTTATAATTTTGAGGTAATTCACAGATATTAGTATTATAAAATTTTTCAATATCTTTCATTAATCTATAATCTCTTCTTGTAACAAAATTAATAGCAGTTCCTTTTCTACCCCAACGACCACTTCTACCAATTCTATGTAAATATGTATGAGGAGATTTTGGAATATCAAAATTAATAACCGTGCTAACTTGTTGTATATCAATACCTCTAGCTGTTACATTAGAAGAAATAAGAACTCTCTCTTTACCTGTTCTAAAGTTATTATAATTAAGATTTCTTTCTTCTTTTGTCATATTACTATGAATTTGACAAACAGGATAACCATCCGAGTTCATATAATTATATAATTCAGAAACACGTCTTACACTATTACAATAAATAATACATTGTGAAACAGAAAAAACAGAAAATAGATCCTTTAAAGATTCAAACTTTTGATTATCATCTTCTAAATTAATATAATATTGAATTATACCATCCAATGTTAACATTTCATTTTTAACTAAAATTTTAGTTGGACTACGTAGAAATTGGTCTGTTAATGAATATAATTCTCTAGGCATTGTAGCACTAAATAGAGCAACTTGCATATCATTAGATAAATATTTAAATATATTATATATCTGATCTTTAAATCCATAAGATAACATTTCATCTGCTTCATCAATAACCATTAAATTAATAGTTTTAGCATCAATGTGATTATTTTTAAGTAAATCATGTAGACGTCCAGGACAAGCAATTAAAATGTGCGGAGTTTCATTTTTAAGCAAGTCTATATCATTATTCGTAGGAGTTCCACCTACTAATAATTGTGTTTTTAAATTTTTCATATATATACCTATTTTATCAATAACATTTTTAATTTGTAGTGCTAATTCTCTAGTTGGAGATAAAATAATAGCTTGTATATTATTTATATCTTCATCAATAAGTTGCAATGTTCCAATTGTAAAGCAACCTGTTTTACCAGTTCCAGATTGCGCTTGAGCAATTAAATCGTTTTTTGATATAAAAGGAAGAATAGCTTTTTTTTGGATTGGGCTAGGGTTTTCAAAACCGTAAGAATAAATACCTCTAAGCAAAGGAGATTTAATTTCTAATTCATCCCATACACTGAATTGATTATTTTGATCATCATTTTCAGTTTTATAATGATTATTATTGGAATTAGTAGTCATAATAAATAATTGATATTAAATATTTAAGTGTATTAATAAAAATATATATAAAAATAATTATATAAGAATTATAAATGGTTGAGGTAAATAAATATACGATTGAAGATTTTAATAATATCTTAAATAACATGATATTTGAAAAAATAGATGATGAAGTTAAAAATATAATAGATAATTTATGTCAACAAATCGTTATAGATGATAAAGATAAAAATAATTATTATAAAAATAAAAAAAATTATAATAATAATAATAATAATAATTTTCAATGGCAAAGTATTCGTAATTTTCAAAAAACTAAAATAGTAAAGAATGATCTAGACTTTGATATAAGAAATATATTAAATAAAATTACAGATAATAATTATGATACTCAAAAAAATGCTTTAATTAATATGATTGATAATATAAGTAAAGATAGTAATTATGAAAACAAATTAGATAATGTATATAATATTATAATAGATATAATTAAAAATAATAGTTACTTTTCAATAATTTATGCTAAGTTATGTAGAGATTTATTTGATATTAATAATTATTTTCTTGAGAAAGTAATTGAAGATGGGAAACAATTATCAAATTATTTATTATTTATTGAAAATAATAAAGATAAAAATAATTATAATAATCTTTGCAATCATAATAAAAATAATGATCAGAAAAAAGGTATTTTATTATTTTTTGTAAATATATTTAAAAATGATAGAATGAATTTTAATATTCTAATAAAAATATTAGACAAAATTTTGGAAAAGATTGAAGAAAATATTAGCAAATTAGAAGAAAAAGAAAATAATGAGGATTTAGCAGAGTTATTATTTATATTAATGACAAATATTGATGATATAGATGATAAATATATAAAAAAAATAATAGAAATAAGTAAATATAAAGTAAATGATTATTCAGGTTTAAGTAATAAAATAATTTTTAAATTAATGGATATATTAGATAAATAAGTAGAAAATATATAAATAGAACAAATAATAATATATATAATTTTATGGATAATAATATATATTATAAAATAGAAGAGTTTGATAATAATAATAATTATGAGAATGATAAGAAATATGAGAATGATAATAATAATAATGAAGAAAATTATATACATGAATATGAATATGAATATAATGAATTACCCATAAAAAATATAAATTTAATATGTGATTATTATAAAATTAAAAGAGGAAAATTATCAAAAAAACAAAAAATAGTGGAAATAATATTTTTTGAAAACAACATGAATAATAAAGATACATTTGAAAATAGAAAATTATTATGGGAATATGTAAAAATTATAAAAACAGATAATTTTCTAAAAAATTACATATTATTAGATATATAAAATATATAAATATATAATTTATGTATATAAATAATATAAATAATATAATGATTATATATTAGATACATAAAATATATATTTATATTATTTATATAATCATTATATTATTTATATACTTATATAGTAATGTGTGGAATAATTGGAGTAATATCAAATAATACAATAGAAATTATAAAAAAAGGACTAATACAACTACAAAATAGAGGTTATGATTCTGTAGGTATTTCTGTTATGTCAGATGATTTTAAAATAATAAAATATGCATCGAATGATAATGATTGTTTTGAAAATTTATTTAATAATATAAATAAAGTAAATATAGGTTCAAAAATAGGTATTGGACATACTAGATGGGCTACGCATGGTAAAAAAACAGATAATAATTCACATCCACATTTAAGTTTTAATAAAAATATAATATTAGCTCACAATGGTATTATTGAAAATTACAAAAAAATAAGAAAAATGTTATTAGAAAAAAATTATAATTTTTTCTCAGAAACAGATAGTGAAGTTATAGTCAATTTAATAGATTATTATTATAATATAGAAAAACGGGATTTTGAAGAAATTTTAAAAAACTTAGAAAATGAATTACAAGGAACATGGGCTCTAGTTATAATGAATCTAGATTACAAAGATAAATTATTCTGTTGTCGTCATGGAAGTCCTTTACTAATTGGCGTAAGTGATGATTGCGCTATAGTTTCATCGGAAAAATCTGCTTTTAATAAATATATCAATAATTATTTTATATTGAATAGTAATGATATTTGCATTCTTGAGTTAAAATCAAATAATATTATAATTAATACAAAAAATAAATATATATATAATGATAATAATAATATTTTTCATGAATTAACACCTAGTCCATATAAATATTGGATAGAAAAAGAAATATATGATCAGTACGAATCATCTTTAAGAGCAATAAGTTTAGGTGGTAGATTATTAAATAATAGCGAAGTAATATTAGGCGGATTAGAAATAAATAAAGAATATTTGAAAACAGTAGAAAACTTAGTAATTATTGGTTGTGGAACTTCTTATCATTCTGGATTATTAAGTAAATATTATTTTAATGATTTATGTAATTTTAATAATGTATTTGTAATTGATGGAGGAGAATTCAATATAAATGATATATCAAAAAAAGGTAATACAGCAATTTTATTATTATCACAATCAGGAGAGACAAAAGATATATATGATTGTTTAAAATTAGCAGAAGAAAATAATATATTCACAATTGGAATAGTAAATACAGTCGACTCTATGATAGCTAGAGAAACAAATTGTGGTTGTTATATAAATGCTGGGAGAGAAATAAGTGTAGCGTCAACAAAATCATTTACAAATCAAGTTATAGTTCTCTCTATGGTAGCAATTTGGTTTTCACAAATTCATAATATAAATGTAAATAAAAGACAAAAATATATAAAATATTTACGGCAACTACCATATGATATAAAGGAAATATTAGAAAAGATAAATATTGATGATAAGATAATTGATGTGTTAAATAAAAAAAATCTATTTATTTTAGGTAAAGAAAAAGGAGAATCGATATCAAAAGAAGCTAGTTTAAAAATAAAAGAAATAACATATATACATGCAGAGGGATATTCTAGTAGTGCTTTAAAGCATGGTCCTTTTGCTTTATTAGATAAAAATATGCCTGTTGTATTATTATTATTAAGAAATAAATTTTATGCAAAAAATTATTCGTGTTATGAAGAAATAACGTCGAGAGAAGCACCAGTCATAATTATAAATAATTACGATATTGAAACACGTGATGATTATGAATATGTAATAAGTATACCATATAATGAGGTTTATAATGAATTATTATCAATAATTCCACTACAAATTATAGCATATAAATTATCATTAATGAATAATATAAATCCCGATAAACCAAGAAATTTAGCAAAATGTGTTACAACAGATTAAATTATAAAAATGTAAAATTTATAAAATTTATAAATATTTTACCATTTGAATTTCTTTTTGTTTAAAACCAGAATTTTGATAAAAATTTACATTTTTTTCATTACAATCTAAAATAATTTTATAGCAGTTGGATTGAATAGAAATATTTATTAATTCATCAATTATTTTTTTACCCAATCCTTGTTTTCTATAATTATTATGTATAACAATATCT